GAAAGCGGTGAAATCTTTGAAGTGTTACATATTGAATGTGACTTCAACGACTTTGATGAGTTTCAAGATAAGTTATATAAATTTGAAGATCGTATAGAACGTATAGACTTTGAAGAAGCGGCCAGGTCGATATGGCGTGAAAGAGACCAATGGCAACACCTCAAAGCATTCACACAAAATGACTGGAAAGCTAACCACTTATTAGGTTGGGAAAAATCTGAGTATACAGAAAAAGCCTTATAAGTAATACAAACAATACAACAAACAAGCAACTATAAGGACATGCTCAATGAAATTTGATTCAGTAAAATTTAAACTCTATTATGATTTTATTTTAACACAGGTGTATGCTGAACCTGAAAGTGATTATCATAAAATTACAACACAAGAAATATATGATCTTATGATCAAACCACTCAAACTTAAAAAGTCAGCAAATATATTAGACGTTGGCTGTGGTCCAGGTTATTTCTTAGATATAATGAAAAAAGAAAAATATAAAAACGTTGTAGGCACAGCAGGTACTAGAGAAGATCTTGAAATATGCAAAAAGAAGAAGCATAAAGTAAGAGATGAAGATATCAGTTTCTTGTCTGATAAAGACGAGTCATTAGACTTTATCTTTTGTAGACAAGTATTAGAGCATTCACCATTTCCTTATATAACACTGTTAGAGTATAATAGAGTACTAAAACCAGATGCTAAAATATATATTGAAACACCGGCACCTGGCAACGTAAGAAATCATGAAGCAAACCCAAACCATTATTCTATATTAACAGATAAGATGATATTAAACCTACTTGTTAGAGCTGGGTTTGATCTTGATATATCAAACAACTTAGAATCAACAGCACTAGATAAAAAGTCTGGAGAAGAGTTTACTGAAATGAGTTATGGTATTATAGCCACTAAAAAGAGACCAATAGACGTTAAATAATAGTATGGATATAGAACAACTTAAACAACTAGCAGGTGTAAATGACACTCCTACAATGGGAGAGAACATATCACATACTGCCACGGAGAAAAGTGAATATATGAAAAAACATGATATTCGCCCAGGGTCTCCAGAATGGTTTAAGTTATGGTTCTCACAACCTCACTTAACAGGTGAAAATCCAATGCCAAGGAAGTAGCATGGCTAAATCACTAGACGGCGTATTAATTAAAAAAGCACACAAGAAGCAACAGTTCACAAAAAAAGAACTTCAAGAATTTAAAAAGTGTGCTGATCCCGTAATGGGTCCAATGTATTTTATGAGCAACTTCTTTACCATACAGCATCCTGTACATGGTAGCATGAAGTATACTCCATATGAATATCAAGAACGTCTAATAGAAGCATATCACGAAAATAGATTTTCAATATCAATGATGCCTAGACAGACAGGCAAATCAACATCAGCCGCAGGCTATTTGTTATGGTATGCTATGTTCAATTCAGATGCAACAGTGTTAGTGGCCGCACACAAATATGCAGGTGCACAAGAAATTATGCAACGTGTTAGATATGCTTACGAGTCATGTCCAGATCATATCAGAGCAGGTGCTGTTAGTTACAATAAAGGATCAATAGAGTTTGACAACGGCAGTCGTATAGTAGCACAAACAACAACTGAAAACACTGGACGAGGTATGTCAATATCAATGTTATACTGTGATGAGTTTGCGTTTGTTAGACCTACTATTGCTCGAGAGTTTTGGACTTCAATATCACCTACACTTACTACTGGTGGTAAAGCAATTATTACATCAACACCAAACTCAGATGAAGATCAATTTGCACTATTATGGAAACAAGCAAACAAGTGCGAGGATGAGCACGGTAACGAAACAAAATTAGGCATTAATGGATTTAAAGCATATAGGTCATATTGGAACGAGCATCCAGACAGAGATGAAGAATGGGCGAAACGAGAAAGAGGCACATTGGGAGATGAACGATTTAGGCGTGAGATGGATTGTGAATTTATTATCAATGACGAAACACTTATTGCACCTACCAAGCTAATTGACCTAGCAGGAATAGAACCAATTCAGCAAATGGGACAAGTGCGTTGGTATGAGAAACCAAGGAAAGGTGACATCTACGTAGTTTCCTGGGATCCAAGTTTAGGAACAGGAGGAGACTTTGCGGCCATGCAGGTTGTTAATGCTAATACTACAACACAGATAGCAGAATGGAAACATAACAAAACTACTATACCCGAACAAGTAAGAGTGTTTAGTGAAATTATCAAACACCTGAATGAACAAATAGAAGATAGAAATTCAATTTACTACTCAGTTGAAAATAATACTATTGGTGAAGCGGCATTGATTAGTTTAGATGAGTACGGAGAACAATCAATACCTGGAACATTTTTAAGTGAAACAAAAGCAATAGGTAAAGGCAGACGTTTCCGTAAAGGATTTAATACAACAAACAAAAGCAAGATTGCTAGTTGTGCTAAATTTAAAAATTTAGTAGAGTCAGGTAAATTTAAAATTAAGTCGAGACCATTGGTCAGCGAACTTAAAAACTTTGTAGCACATGGAACAAGCTATGCGGCCAAACCCGGTGAGCATGATGATCTAGTAATGGCAACAATATTAGCAGTACGTATGATGCAACAACTTCAAGAATATCATAAAGACATAGGTGATAAACTAAGAGATCACGATGATGACGTTGTAGAACCACTTCCGTTCATTATGATTTAATTGACAGCTTAGATAAATACACTTATGATATCATTAGACACCACAAGACAAAAATTATTTGATTTACTAGTAGCTAAAGGGTTTGATTTAACAACCCGTGACGCAAAAGGTAAAGAAACAACTGAACCAAAGAACGCTGATCTATTTTCGTTTAACTATAAAGTTGGTGATAACAGTTACGGTACAGTAGTAGTAACAGTTAATCCTGAAGGAGAGTTAGAAGTTTATTACGGTGACGTGCTTGGTAAAGGTATGGATTCTGATCATAAGAAAGAATGGTATGATTTTTTATATCAATTGAGACACTTTTCTAAACGTAACATGTTAGAGTTTAGTTTAAAGCATATGAATAAACTTAAATATTCAATGCAGACAATGGCACAAGTATCTGAGAATAGAGAAATTAACGAATCTAAATACTACGGTTTCAAAAAAACATCATACACTAAACAAACAAAAGAAGCAAAACTCAAAATAGTACATTCAAAACCAATTGACGAAGAAGCAGGTGATCAACGTTACAGAAATGTAGCATCACTATATGTTGAAACATCAGAGGGCGAACGTTTTAAATTACCATTTACTAAACTATATGCAGGTCGTGCTATGGCAAGACACGTTAGTGAAGGTGGTAATCCGTACGATAGTTTTGGTACTTATATATGTGAGTTAGTTAGCGATATTAATACACTAGGTGCATTTACTAGATATGCTCGTGGGCATGACTGGCAAAATACTGAAACTGCTGGATTAGCAGAAAGAGGACTTAAACACTTTGGTGCTATTAAACGCAAAGTTAAATCAATGATTGGCAAACGTGGTTATCATAAAGCACTTGAAGCATTTGATCAACGCACTGAACTTCCAGAACAAGAAACAATGGATAAAGTTCGTGAATTATTTACAGAAAAATTATTAGATACTAGAGTAGAGTCGGCATTACCGGTGTTGACTAAATTAGAATTAGAGGGTAAGTCAATGAAAGAAGTTAATGAATTTGAACAATGGGCAGAGTCAACAGTGCAAGAAGGATTTGATCCAGAAGAATTTGAAGGTAAAGTTACTGTTCCTGGACCAGGTGGTTTTCCAACAGATATCACGTATACTGCTAAGGTAGACAACGAACAAAACACAGTACATGTAACTAAGTGTTCAAACGAGCAATATAGAGATGAATGTCAAGATGATGCTGAGGAAGAATGGGCTGATAGAGATGTTGACGTTCCAATGGAAGCCAAAGAATATGAATGTCCAACTTGTCGAGGTGCAGGTGATTATCGCGACGAAGAACATAAAAAACATGATTGCCCAGACTGTGAAGGTGAAGGCAAATATGTTGACGAAGGTAAAATGAAAGACCTAGCTATGGATATGAAAGAATTGTCAGACAAAGAGTTTGAAGAAAAATACCAAACTAAAAAGTCTGATTGGTCTGAAGTTAAAACACCTGGACTAAGACAGGATCCAAAGTATCCAGCATACATTGGTAAAATGAAAACATTTGCAGGCGACATAGCCGCAGAAGCAGAAGAAAAATTTACACAAGAAGAAATCCAAAAAGCTATTAGAATAGCAATGCACATGAAAGGTGATATGACAGACGCAACAGATGCTATTGATGCTATACACCCTGGATTAACTAACCATCCTGAAGTTGATGATGCTCTTAAACAAGCTAACGAAAGTGTAGAAGTAACAGAACAGTATGCACCATCAGTAGGTGATCAAATTGTTACAGGTAAAGGTACTAAAGGCACTGTTGAAACAGTAACAGATGAAGCAGTTGAGTTTAGAACTGAAACAGGTAAACTATTAAA